ACGTTCGATAAATTCCGAGAATAAAGATTCGAGTCTACGTTCTGCTTCTTGTACGGAAGGTTTCTTCTTTTTGATATCCAAGACTTTCATACTTGGAGTTTAGCTGAGAATGGTTAAAAAAGAAAGTGAGGTGTTTTGCCGCAGACTACACCTCAGAGTCCGGAGTGTGGGGCAATGAAAGTATAAGAAGCCCCAAAGCGGCGCGTCTCTTATTATTTTAACAGGCCAGACGACTTGCCTGCTCGCGATTATCTTCTGGGCGCGTAGTTCTTAAAGAACCCGTCGGTTGTCCAGTCAAACCAAAAATCTCTACAACTACATTCGTCGTAGCGTTTATCAATCTTTTGCATACGATAGTAGAACTCTCCTACATCTTCGCAATCTTGAATGATACCTTCGGCATCTGCCTCCATATCAATTAAAAAATCAGACATTTTTCCCACTTAGTGCACCTCCACTTTTCTTTGAATGCTATTAACAGCTTCTTCAACTAGACTGGCTAAACGTTGTCTGTCGTTGTTCATCTGCCAGGAATAGACATCCGGTTTACTGATCTCGATAAGTCCTGATTCAACATACTGCTTAACCAACTCAAAGATGGTATCTCTTAATATGTCTCTAGTCCTATCGATTACTTCTCCTGTTTCTATATTCATACTACCTCCTAATAAATATTTATACTATAAGTATAGCAAAAGTAGTTTACAGCGCAACTATTATTTGATACATTTAGTAATTATATATAGGAGCATATATGAACGAAGTAAAAAATTTAATTGAAGGCGTCCTTGCCTTACAAAGTCCAACCGCACCCGTCGGCAGAATCGACATGCAAAAAGACCTGGACTCTATGAAAAAGATCAACGCATTTGTTGAGTACATCTATACTCATCATCCAGCGTTGTTTGAGAAAGCCTACAAGGAAGCCAGCAAGTGAGATTAAGTAAACAAGATATTATTCAATACTTTGGAAACAGAGGATGTAACTTTAAATCCAATGGTATAGGTAAATACAAAGTTTTTAAAAAATATATTTTTATAGAAGAACTTGACGTAGGAGAAGTTGTATTGTACGACTTTGACGGATCTATTTCCGGAGAAGCTATAGAAGGATATTGTCCTAAAAAATTCAACTGGACCAAAACATACATGCAAGATTGTATTGAGAATTTACTATGAGATTCTTTTTTAACTACAACGGCAAAGCAGTTGAGTGGGAATGGAAAGATAAAGACAAACAATTTTACAGAACTTATATTCCTAAAAAATCTGAATTGATTATTAAAGGGATAGACGGGGCCGAAAGGCAAATTATTAAAGATACTCTATGGGAGAACATACAAAATGAAATTAGAGAAATCAAAAATAGGAAAAATCAGCAAGCCAAAGAAAGTCGTGCTAAGAAAAAAGCAAGTCAATCTTGAGCAAGCTATAAAAGAAACTGAAAAGAAAATAGAACAGCAAATAGCTGAAAGAGAAAAAGAAATAGTGCGCGTTAAAAAGCCTATGACGTTTTCGCAAAATGTATTGGCTATTGTTGTTTTAGGAACAATCGTGCTGATCGCTTGGTTTAGTGGATAGCTTTATATTTCCATTCCTTATAACTATAGCTAGTGCAGCAATCTTTGCTGTCGTTGGTTTGTATTTAATAGAAAAATTTATAGAGAAATGAATTATACAGAAGAAGAAAAAAAAGTCTTAGATGCAATCAAAATTGTCAGAGCCTATATAAAAAACAACTTAGTGTTTGTAGGCGAGGTAAAGCTAGACGATATATTGTTTAACTTGCAAGAAGAATTAATAGGTAAGGCAGAATTTAGATGATTAGTTATCCTTGGGGTTGGTTTGACCCCGAACAATTACCAAGATAATGCCACTTAGAGATTATCAGCAAGAAGCTTTAGATGCGCTGGAAAATTATATCGCTGTAGAAAGCGGTAATCCTTTGGTTGTTATGCCAACTGGTTCCGGCAAGTCGCATGTTATTGCAGAGTTCGTCAAACATATGAACGAACAAAAGAAACAAAAGGCACTTGTTGTTAGTCATGTTAAAGAAATACTTTTCCAAAATTACCAAAAATTAAAAGACGCTTGGGAAGGCGATATTGGAATGTACGGTGCTAGTCTTGGCCGTAGAGATATAGACAACGATATTATCTACGCGCAACTACAATCGGTTTGGAATAAGGTGGGCTCCCTCCCTTCATTCAACACTCTTATAATTGATGAAGCTCACCTTGTTCCGAAAGACGGTGAGGGAATGTATCGTTCCCTTATCGTCGCTTTACGCGAACAAAATCCAGATCTAAGCGTTGTTGGTTTTACAGCCACACCTTATCGTTTAAATTCTGGAATGCTGACAGAGGGAGAAGGCGCTATCTTTGACGATATCGCAATAGACTTTAGTAGCGGAGAAAACTTATTGCGCCTAATAAATAAGGGCTATTTATCTCCACTTGTAACCAAATGTATGACTACTCAATACGACGTAGAAAGCGTCGGTATTAGAGGGGGAGAGTTTATTCAGTCTGACCTTCAAGCCAAAATGAATGACGAAGGCAAGACTATAAAAGTTATTCAAGAAGTTTTAAGTAAAGGCGCGTTGCGTAAACAATGGTTAATCTTTTGCGCTGGCATTCATCATTCCGAGATGGTCTGCAGCATACTTCATCTCAACGGTGTCAGCGCAAAGGTTGTTACCGGAGATACTAAACCAAAAGAAAGAGACCAATTAATAGAAGATTTTAAAACCGGCAAATTAAAAGCGCTGGTGAATTGCGACGTATTAACAACTGGATTTGATGCACCTAATACAGATTTGATCGTTATGTTGCGCCCCACTCAAAGTCCTGGTCTATATGTTCAAATGATGGGGCGTGGTATGCGTACAGCAGAGGGTAAAGAAAATTGTTTAGTCCTGGACTTTGCTAAGAATATTGAGCGTCATGGTCCAATCAATCAAATCAAACCAAATAAAAAAGGACAACGCAGAAAGCCTGGACAGATGCTGGTCAAATCTTGTAAAGAATGTCAATCGTATGTACCGAAAGCGGCTAACACCTGTCCGGATTGTGGCTATCAGTTCCCTATGCGGAAACTGCAACTAGATTTAGTATCGTCTCAATTAGATATTATTTCTGATAAAAAGAAAGTAGAACGTTACGATCTAAAAGTAATTGATATGTGGGTAGGTCATCATCTTGCAAAGGGTAAAGATACGCCTGTATTAAAAGTAAGCTACAAAACCCCCAACAAAATTATTAGTGAATTTATTTGTTTTGAACATACTGGTTACGCTAGACAGAAAGCTGTAAACTGGTGGAACAATGTGATCTCTGGCGAAAGTTTGCGTCGTAGCCCTCCTCTTACAATCGACGAGGCTCTCTTTCGCCAAACCGAAATTAATAAACCTAAAGCAATCAAAGTAGACTTTACGGGTAGGTATCCCAATATAGTCAACCATATTTATGATCGGTGAGCCTATAAGATTTTATCCTATGCGCAAGAAGACGGGCGGACTAGAGTTTGTACCGTTTGATTATACGGAATTGAATTTAGAATTTAACGGAACAAGAGAAGAATACAAAGATATACTGGACTACTGGGAGATGATAAATAAACCACTTTATGATGAAACCAAGAGTTATGCAGACAATCTGCAAGCTATCTTTAACGATTTAAGATATTGGCCTAGACCAATAAAACACACATCTGTTATACAGATATTAATACTGGAGTATGAAAATGGAGATAACTGAATTAAAAGAATATCAATTTACAGAAAGGGGTGATGCTTTAATATTTAAAGACATTCCTAATTCTGTCTATCACGCTGGCCCAGGACTAAGCAGTTCTAACGTCAGAGCGTTTGGCAGATCGCAACTACATGCTGTCGAGCACGTTCAAGAGACAACGCCAGCTATGAATTTTGGTACAGCTGCTCACGCTATGATTGTTGAGGGTGAAGCAGTATTCAATGATAATATAGCAGTTATTACTGGCTCTCCATATACCAATGCTAATAAAGAATTAAAAGCTGAGTATGAAGAAAGAGGTTTAACGGTTATTAAAGAAGATGAGCTTAAAGCTATTAAAGGTATGAAACAAAACCTTATTGATGAGGGCGTTATGTATATAGAAGCAGAGGGTAGGTTAGCAGAGGCTAGTTTCTATTGGTATGAAGGCGAGATACTTTGTAAGTGTCGTCCGGATGTGCTGTGTCCGCCGATACAAAAGCCTCATGCAGAGAATGCTATTGTTGCGGTTGATTATAAAACTACGCAGAGCTGTCATCCTAAAGAGTTTGTTGGCTCTGTAAGAAAGTATGGCTACGATATGCAAGCCGCCTGGTATCGTAGAGGTCTAGAGAAAGCTGGCTTCAAAGTCAAGGAGTTTGTATTTGTAGCGCAAGAAAAGGTATATCCATTTGCATCTAAAGTCTTTCGTATGAAAGAAGAACATATGAACAGAGGTTGGGAGATGATGGAACAATACTTAGAGGATTATAAAAATTATGAAAAAGGTGGTCATTTAAGTATCTATAACAGCCCCAATATAGTAGATTTAGAACTGTGATTGATTATAAGTTTAAAGAAGACGAAATATTAACAGCGATCAAAGACTATATAGACCAAACTTATACCCAACATTACGCTAACGGCAAGTATCAAGCTACTGATATGATTATTGATAGCGGTCATGGAGAAGGCTTTGCCGTTGGCAATATAATGAAGTACGCTATGAGGTTCGGCAAAAAGAACGGTAAAGAGAATGCTGACTTAATGAAAATCATTCACTATGCAGTAATAGCTTTGTATGTTAATGGATATAAAAAGGATAATTAAAATGTTTGACAGATTTGATAAATACCTCTGCTACTACGTATCAGAAAATGGGATGCGCATAGCTTTGCTCAATGCACCTGATGAGGATACTGCAAAATTTTTTGTCCAATTAAAATCTATGGAAGAAGATGAAGTCTTTGTTCCGGCTGAAGTTATAGAGATCTCTAAGCATAATCCCAGCCATCATATCAGTTTAACCATTCATTAATTTATTCAGAAAGGGCTAGGTGAGTCCCACCTAGAGTGTGTAGTGGGGGAAAGGAAGGACTCTTTTTTGGCACCCTAGCGTACCAATTAACTACAAGCTAGGCTTAGCTGGCTTGCTTTTTTCGTTAACCCAAGCTGGAGTTTCCTCAGCCACTTGCGCGACTTTAGGTTTATCCGTATGGTCAACTGCTTTAAACCCAGTAATATTATTCCTATCTGAATATTCTGGATTATCGCTTTTCTCAATACCAAAGGTTGAGATAACTTTTAGGCCTACTAACTCGCCTGCATTTGCTGGCGGATTTTTTTCTAGACCAAGAGCTTTTAATAGTTTTGAAAATTGCCTAGATGCAATCTCTCTAACCATTTCTTGTTTCTCCTGGTCGGAGTTAGTATACCAAAGGTTGAAATTGTTTCTAGCAATCCAACCTTTGTATTTATCACCTGCGACAGTTACCTCAAGCTTGAGATAAGAATTGCCTGCTTGAGAAACAGTTTTCTCGCAAGTCTTAATCTCAGTTAAGTAATCGCCTTCGGGGATAAAGGTGTTATCGTTTTCGTTAGTATCGAAATCAAACTTGACATCTGCAAAATCGCTCATATTAGCCTCCTGTATTAAAACCAAGTTTATTAATAACATGCGTTAAGTTAGGTTCTTCAAAAACATCTAACTTGCCGCTCCTATCTTTGGCGGTGTAATTCGCGCCAAGGGTTGTTTGTAACCAACGATTGGTTACTTTTTTACCTTCCTCGTTTTCTTCTTCAAAGACTCTTAATACAAGAACCTCATCAAAGAAATAAGGAATTTGAACCGGTAGTTTTGCACCAACCATCATAGGCTGATAAGTAAACATACCAGTTTGCTCATCACGTATCTTGTCTTCTTTAGCAACAAAAATAACGTGAATTTTAAGATCCCTAAACCTACGCATAGTTTTGGTCATAATTTCTATAACCTCACCATATGCACGTCTTGGGTCTTTGCTTTTTTGCTTTTCTGATGCAAGCAAAATTTCGGACATTTCTGTCACGCTGTCTAGGCAAACGGTGTCGTAATCGAGTTGACCTGACTCAAGTAACTGAGCGATCTCCTCGATTTCGTGCGCCTCTTTAACCTCAATAGCGGTGACGTTATCTTTATCTTTAATAGATAAAAGACCGGCCTCCATACTGATGATTAAAGTTTTGCCAGGGGCAGTTGCGCAGGTAGTCGTTTTACCTGCTCCCGATGCACCGTAGATTAAAAGCTTTGCGCCTTGTTGCTCTACGAGTTCATTAGGACTTTTTATACGACTAAGAATATCAGACATATATCTTCTCCTTTTTTTTATAAAGGTATTTTAATTTAATTAATTTACAATTACAATATGTGGAAAGGATATTATGAACGGAATGTAGCATGAACGAAGTACACAAAGATCAATGGAAAGTTAACTATCTCTGGAGGTTAAAAACTTTAACCGATAGAGAGCTTAATACATATCTTTCCGAAAAGCTAGAACCTGAATATAAGGAGAGAGAGGTGCGAAGATATACCTTAAAAGAATATATTGAATTTGTAGGAACTGAGCCAGCAGCAGAATTATTTGACTGCTCGCCAGCAACTACTAAGTCCTGGAGATATGGTGCAAGACAGCCATCTATCAAACAGGCAAAAAAAATAATTAAAGCTAGTGGGGGTAAGCTTGATTTCGAGTCTATATACGGTCCATTAGAAGAAACGAGTGAAGATTAAGAGTGTTCAACCTAAATATTACAGCGCAAGATACTGCGTTGGATTTAGCGCTTGCGTATGCTGAATATGGTGTAAGTGTAGTACCACTGCATCGCCATAATAAAGTTCCACCTAAAGAGTTAGGCGGATGGCAGCAGTTTCAAGAACGCCAACCAACGACAGAAGAAATTATCAAATGGTTTAAAGGTAGGGATGATTTAGTTGTAGCCTTAGTCTGCGGAAAATTTATAGTAGTCGACGCAGACACTCCTGAAGCTGTTAATTGGGCTGACGCTACTCTCCCTACCACCCCATTCAAAGTCGCTACAGGTAAAGGCGTACACTATTACTATAATAATCCTGAAAACTTTACTACTTATGTAGCAAGAAGAACCGCAACAACCGAACCTGAGAAACTTATAGATATAAGAGGGGTAGGCGGCCTTATCGTTGCACCACATAACATACATGCTACTGGTGCTATATATGAACCAATAACTATTCCTGAATGGGAACTAAATGAAGTAGAAGATCTACCTGACTTTACTAGAGAACTTTGGGTAAAGATTACAGGCGCAGATAAAGTAAATGGTAAACCAATACAAACACCTTTATCTTTAGATGGTGTAATAGAAGGATCAAGAAACGATCAAGCCGCAAGACTTGCTGGTTATTTAATAGCAAAAGATTTAAATATAGATTTCGTACATTTCTTTGTTAACTCTTGGAACCAACAAAACAAACCACCTCTCCCTGATTCAGAAATACAAACAACAGTTAACAGCATACAAAAAACTCACGAAAGAAAAAATCAACAAGCACCAGCCTATATATCTAAACAAAACAATATTCAAGAACCAATAGACTTATACAGTCCTCCTGGAATTATCAAAGATGTTTACGACTACTCAGAAAAGATAGCGCAGATATCTCAACCGGCTTTAAGTATGCAAGCAGCTTTGGCGCTTTGTTCTGTATCTCTTGGAAGAATGTATAAGACCAATATGAATAACTTTTCATCTTTGTTCTTTATGTGTATCGCAAAGTCAGGTCAAGGAAAAGAAAATGTAAAGACAGTTATAGAAGCTATCTTAGATCAAGCTGGCCATTCTGACTTAATGGCTGGTGATGGCTATACTTCTAGCGGTGCTATCTATTCTATTCTTAGATATAAACCAACACATATAACAGTTATGGATGAATTTGGTAAGAGATTAGAAAGTATATCTAACTCAAGCAATTCTAATAAAGAAGACGCTATCCAAGTTCTTATGGAAACATGGGGAAGATGTCATGGTACTTTGCGACCTGACAATTATTCTATGATGACGTTAACGCAGAAACAACAACAAGAAGTGCTAGATAGATCAACTATCAAACCTGCTATAACGTTGGTCGGTATGAGCGTACCAAAGAATTTCTATGGTGCGCTCTCAACCGGTCGTATTGTAGATGGATTCTTAAATAGATTTATTGTTGCTGAATCTACTATTCCAAGAACTGTAGGCAAAATGAAACCGTTTGTTGAGCCACCTAAATCAACAACAGACTGGGTAGCGCATGTTCGTCAAGTCAGAGATGAAATGGAGCAGATTGCTATTAACAGTGCTGAAATAGATTTCAAACAAAGATTGGTAACTTTCTCAGATGAAAGTAGTCATCTTTTAGAAAAGCTTGCTTACGATTTAGTAGATCAACAAAACCGTTTAGAGAAAGACGGTTTAGAGGTATTGCTATCAAGAACAAGAGAGAAAGCTATGCGACTTGCTTTGATTGCAGCGTTAGCAGATAACCGTAATGCCAAAGTTATACCAGTAGAGATAACCAAGTGGGCTATTGATTATGTTAACTATTACGATCAGCTATTAGTAGAAAGTTGTAGAGATAAAGTTGCTGGTTCTGAAATGGAAGGCAAGATCAAACAAATACTTAACTTTATTAGATCGCAAGGCGATTGGGGTATCAGTAAACGTGATATTGATAGACGCGAAATATTTAGATCAATGAAGTCGTATGAAGTTAAAGAGATTATAGAAAGACTTAAAAATGCTGGCGAGATTCAGGAGAAAGACTTGCGAGCTAAAGGAACAGGTAGACCAACAAAGAGAATTGTCGCGATTGATCCTGAATTTTTTGATGAAGAATAAAAGGAGATATGTATGAATCCAAAACCTAAAATGGAAACGATCAACGATCAAAAACGTGAAGAGCGTGTCGCTGGTTTTATAGAAGGACTTTGGAATGTTCGTTGCAACAAATTACCAGTTAGTTATGGATTAGATTACTGGTGCGAATCTAAAGAAGTTTCTTTTTGGATGGAAGTAAAATGCAGAACTTTCAGTATAGAAAAGTATGACACTTTATTATTATCGGCATCTAAATTAAGAATGGGTGCGGCCTTATCTATGGCAACCAATCATCCTTTTGTAATCGTCTATGCTATGACAGATAGCGTTTACAGTCATACTTGGCAAAGAGATAAAGTATATGACGTTCGCTTTGGAACGATTAAAGAACCAATATATGAAGAAGACTCTGAGCCTTATGTGCATTTTTCTAGAGATGAGCTTGAATGTTTATCGCCACATCCTTTAGGTTTTGACAGAGAAGAGATGGGATTAGTTAAGAAGAAGAGTTAAAATATGAGCTATGAAAAACTTATGGGATTACAAAGGATTGTTTTGGGACGAAGTATCCAAAGATTTTTACACTTGGTCAGAGTTGAAAAAGCTTTGGAAGAATAGAGGAGAAGAATGCCAATCAACAGTAGAAACAAAGGCGCCGCCTTTGAGCGAGAAATAGCCAAAACTTTAAATGAATTTTTTGAAGAGCAAGGAATAGACTTTGCTTGTAAAAGAAATCTAGATCAATATCAATCTAAAAATCTTTGCGATATCAATATTCCTTTTCACGCTGTCGAATGTAAGTTTTACAAAGAAGGCGACTGGTATCAGTCAAGCTGGTGGAATCAAGTATGCGAATCTGCCGGCAACAGAATTCCTGTTTTAATTTTTAAATACAACAGAAGAAGTACAAAAGTTTGCGTACCTATTTACGCTGTTAATACCGAATGGGAAAAAACCAATAAAATAGTAAATGTAATGACGCTAGAAGATTGGTTAGAAGTTCTTAAAAACAACTGGAAAGAATACGAAAAAATGGATTTTGAAAGTTAGGCTAATCTGCCAAGACTTTCTGCTATATCTATATTAGCTGGCGAACCGCCTAAAAGACTTTGACTTACTATTCCCTGAGATTGTTGAGGCGCTTGCCCAATAATATTTGGTAAATCTAGTTCTAATCTTTGTTGTTGATACTGTTGTTGAATAGGAGCTAAAGATTGCTCTATTCTTTTTCTTTGCTCTAAAGCTTCTGGAGATCTTATTTGTCTTTCTATTTCTGCTCTTGTTTCTCCTATTCTTCTTTGAGCTGTTTCTGCTCCAGCCTGAACTTCTTGCGTTAAATAAAATCTTGCTGTTCTTTCAAATAATTCTAAAGTTTGGGCTATTGCGCCTTTATCCGTTCTGGCCATCAATCTTACCCAAGTAGGATTACTTAACAAAGTAGTCATAACCTTTAATCCAACAACAGTAGGCATAATGGCTAGGTCTAAAGCGTTTACTCCTATATATCCAGCTACAATACTACCAGCTTGATTTCCTTTTCCAGCTGCAACTTGAAGCTGAATAGCTTCGTCTAAAGCTTTCAGGCCATCTACTGTATCTCTTCCAAACATTTCTATTAAAGTGTCATCTCCGTAAGACTGCATAGCAGATCTAAGATTGTTTGGTTTAAAGATATCAGTAAGTTTAGCGGTAGATTTTAAATCTCCAACTGTTACTGCTCTGGTAAGTAGTTGCCCCATAGCATTTTCTTGTACTTCAGCAAACCTTTCTGGCCCAAGCATTCTTTTAGCTGTTTCTATTTCTTTAGCTGCTCCTGGTCTAAATAAAACTCCTACAACTTCATCTGGAGTTTTATTATTAACAGCTTTCATAAACTGAGTTCTATCAAGCTGCTCTTGAGTTCTTAATAGCTTTGCTTTGTCTTCTAGGTTTGCAAGTATTTTATTTGCAGTATCTAATTCTGGAACAATTGTTTCTAATTCTTTTTGAGCAGCAAATATAGTTTGACCTGGCTTTTCAGTTGCTCTAGTCACTATTTGAGATATTTCTTTTGAAGTTATTTTTGGGTTTAATGAAATTAATTCTCTTAATAAATTCATA